TGGATCATGGAGCCATTAGGTAAGAATACCTATGGCGATAAATATTTAAGCAAAAAATTCTGGCTGGATACCAGTGATCGACTTATGTATGAAGGAAAAGCTCCAGAGCTTTCCGAAACTAAGTCAGCAAGAATGCCAGCCTTCTTTGAACATAGCAATGTCAATCTCCCCCAATACTCTTGAGTCCATACTTGGACCAAACTTAGAGTCAATCCTCTCGGAGTTAGAGGATATCTACCCACAAGTAACTCCATCTCCAGAGGATTCTTTGGAAACAATTATGTACAGATCTGGTCAACGCTCAGTTGTTGACTGGATTAATAACCGAATTAAACAGGACACTTAAAATGACTTTAGATATTACAAACGACCAAGCTGTCAAAGATTTTGTTAACAAAAAATATAACGAATTTTTAGGAGGTGATGCAGCTTCAGAAGGACATAAATATTGGGGTGATCAAATTAAAGCTGGTACTTTAAAGGCAGAGGATTTAGGAGGGCACCTCGGATGGTCACATGAAGGCCAGCAGTACGCAAAAAGAAAGGCTGACGACCTCGCTGCAGGTATCAACACTACTGAAAGGTGGGTTGGTGGGGTAAACCCAAACCTATCTCTTGACGCACAAATTAATGCAAATGCATTTAATGACAAATCTTATACACTCGATAGACCAGCTTGGATAGGTAAGTATGACGCTGGTATCGGCGGTGAACGTGCAACACAAAGTTTAATGGGTGATTTACAAGCTCTTAATGCTGATGTTGGTCTAGATCGTACGTACACAGGGTATGACAGTAACGTTACTAAGAACGCAATTGCGAATACCATTAAAGATCAGACTGGTGGAGGTAGTGATGGTGGAGGTACTACTACTCCAGGTGGTTTAACTGTAGCTGACTTAGATGCATGGTGGGCTAAACAAAACCAAAACAAAGGTAGTGGCATGGATGACTTTATGAAGTTTATGATGCTTATGTCTGTCATGGGTGGTGGACGTGGTGGCTATGGTGGCGGCAGTCAGTATGGTTACGGTGGTCTAAATCCAGGTGGTGTAATGTCTGCCTACAATCCATTGGATCAACTACAAGGCATGGGTTCATGGTTTAAAGATAACTTTGGAACAGGTGCAACTACATCAACAGTTAACGCAACTTAAATAAAATGACAGCAAAAACTAGGTATGATTATTTATCAAGCGAACGTACCCAGTTTCTAGACGAAGCAGAACAAGCGTCAGAATTAACTCTTCCATATTTAATCTTAAAGGATCAATACACCAAGGGGATGAGACATCTTCCTACACCTTGGCAGTCAGTTGGAGCTAAGTGTTCAGTGACATTAGCAGCAAAATTAATGCAAGCTATGCTCCCTGTACAAACCAGCTTCTTCAAGTTGCAGGTAGATGAAAGTCAACTTGGTCAGGAATTTGGTCCACAGGTTAAATCAGAACTAGACTTATCTTTTGCAAAGATTGAACGCACTATCTTGGAGGCTATAGCATCCTCCAATGATCGTGTTATCGTGCATGAAGCTCTTCTACATCTTGTAGTAGCAGGTAATGCACTTATCTTTATGGGTAAGGATGGTCTGAAAGTTTATCCGCTTAACCGCTACGTTGTAGAACGAGATGGTGACGGCAATGTGATCGAAATAATCACGAAAGAAACTATTGCTAAAAAGTTAATAGAAGACCAGCTACCAGAGGATGTACTACAACAGTACGACACAGTAGTTGATGGCTCTGATGATAGTGTTGAGGAGTGCGATATCTACACCCACATCACACGAGACAACAACAGATACGTCTGGCATCAGGAAGTACATGGTAAAATATTAGAAAAATCCTACGGGAAATCCCCTGTTGATGTAACACCTTGGATTCCATTGAGATTTAACTCAGTAGATGGAGAGGATTACGGACGGGGAAGAGTCGGTCAATTTATTGGCGACTTAAAATCATTAGACGCACTGTCCCAAGCCTTAGTGGAAGGGTCAGCAGCTGCAGCGAAAGTTGTGTTTACAGTTTCACCTTCTAGTACAACGAAACCCAGTACCCTTGCAAACGCAGGAAACGGTGCTATTGTACAAGGACGACCTGATGACATTGGAGTTGTACAGGTAGGTAAGACAGCTGACTTCAGAACAGCATTTGAAATGATGATGCAGCTAGAACGTAGACTTAACGATGCGTTCTTAGTAATGCAGGTCAGACAAAGTGAACGCACTACAGCTGAAGAGGTACGCCTCACACAGATGGAGTTGGAGCAACAGTTAGGTGGTTTATTCTCACTATTAACTACAGAGTTCTTACTACCATATCTAAATAGAATACTTAATCAATTCCAAAAGTCTGGAAAGATACCACGTTTACCAAAGGACATTGTTAAACCTACCATCGTAGCTGGTGTTAATGCACTAGGTCGTGGTCAGGATAGAGAGAGCTTAGGGCAGTTCCTACAAGTTATTGCTCAGACAATGGGACCAGAGTCTATACAAAAG